ACTTGACAAATGAAAATGAAAAATGTATAGTGTATTTAGAAATTAAAAAATGTTTTGGAAAATGATTAGAAAAAAATTAGAAAAAAATGAAAAATAACTTGACAAATGAAAATGAAAAATGTATAGTGTATTTAGAAATTAAAAAATGTTTTGGAAAATGATTAGAAAAAAATTAGAAAAAAATGAAAAATAACTTGACAAATGAAAATGAAAAATGTATAGTGTATTTAGAAATTAAAAAATGTTTTGGAAAATGATTAGAAAAAAATTAGAAAAAAATGAAAAATAACTTGACAAATGAAAATGAAAAATGTATAGTATTATTAAGAAAATAAAAATTAAATATAGTATTAAATGTTGGGAGGTGGTTTTAATGTTGGATCTTATAACTTGTTGTTTTATACTCGGGGTTGTTTCCCTGGGGATGGGTATTCTACAGTTTGTGGATGCTCTGATTAAGTAATTTAATTCTGTTGGTTGTTATTAATTTAATTTAAAATTTTTGGAGGTACGTTATGTTGTACAATAATTCTATTTCTGGTTCTGTTGGTTTTGGGCTTGGCGATGCAGTATATAATACTGATCATATTAAGATAAAAGGTTCCATAAATATTAATGTTTCTGGGCCTTATCATCGTGCAGATAATGACTTCTTCACGGCTTCTGGTCTTATAGCCACTTGTAATAATGTTCTGGAGGCTCTGGTGGATCTTGCAGATCATAGTATTATTTGTGGTGGATACGAGATATTTCAATATATGTCGTCCATAGCCTATAAGGCTGATATTTATAGTCATGGTAATGTTAAGGATCTACATTTTGCAGATAAAAATAATGCTAGTTATCGTCGTAAGCAAGCTAGCCGTCTGTTTTACCGTACTTTAAATGTGGTGGAACAGCTGTGGGGCGATGTGTCTTCTTACAGTAATAGGTTTGAGTATTTATATAAGCTGGGTGTATTAACAGATACTCTGGTTGGTGATTTGGAGGATTATATATTTAATGTTCCTAGTTTTGAATTTACGGATGGTCTGGAGGAGGATGATGAACTGCTTGATAAATGCAAGCAGTTTATAGAAAACAGTACTCTCGTATATTGTGATGAGTATGAAAATTACTTGGGATGCGGTTTCCGTGTGTCTTACATTAACGCCACGGCTCAGTATTTTGGTGATAATGACGATGAGAACGGTTGGGTTCCGTTCCCTGAAACGTCTCCTAGTATTGTGGGGGCATACAGTGATATATTAAATCGTGCAAACGATGCTTATTATAAAATACAAGTTTTTGCGGATGGATCAGATTCTTATAATATTAATAAGATCCTTGGTAATAAATTTGGATCTGATAAATATATTGAGATATTTTAAAAATATAATATTTATGTTTTTGGGCCTGGCTTTAAGCCGGGTCTTTTTTGTTGTTATTATTTATTATGTTTGGGGATATATAAATATAATGTTTTGCCATCTCCAATTTTCCTTTCTCCCTTTCCTTTTCCAATGTCTCTGTTCTCTAATGTTCTCCTCCTGTCCCTTTAACTCTTCTGTTCTTTCCATAGCTCCTTTATATTCTCTAATTATTTACCACACCTCTCTTTAACTTTCAAAAACTCCATTCTGTATAACTTAATAGTTTTGTAATAATGATGTTCTCCAAATTAACGCCTGCTGCCATTAAGTATTTTTCTCTGGGGCTTCAGGTGTTATTTTTATGTTTATTTTTAAATAGTAATATGTTGTTTTGGTGGTGGTTCTGTGGGTGTTATTTTATTATTATTTATGTTTATTTTGGTGGTTGGTCTGTGGGTGTTATTTTGTTATATACTGTTATTAAAATTAAATAATGTTATGATTAATTTTATAAGTCTGTAATTATAATGATATATACTTATTATAAAATAGTGTGGCATATCAGCGTATTTTGGAGGTTCTGTGGGGGTTGGTGTGGTGGTGCTGTGGTTGTTATTTTTGTGGTGGTGTTTTGGTGTATAAAAATAATGTTGGTGGAGGCGTGGTGTTTTGGTGTGTTGTTATTTAAGTTGTTATGTTGGTGGCTGTGTAACGGAGGCTGTGTGGTTGTTATGTTGGTGTTTAAATATAAATAATGTGGAGGCTGTGTGGTTGTTATGTTGGTGTTTATATTTATGTTGGTTGGTGTTTAAATGTATTATGTTGGAGGCGTTGATATAAATTATGTTGGTGTTTTGGTTTTAAGTTTAGTGTCTTATGTGGAGGCTGTGTGTTTTGGTGTGTTTATTTATTTTATGTTTGTTGTTTTGGTGATTTGGTTGTTGTTCTGTGATATTATATTTTGGGAGGCTGTGTGATTAATTTGGATGGTGTTTAAATATATAATGTTGGTTGTTTGTATTATGATGTTGGTTCTGTGGATGTTGGTGTTGGTTCTGTGGTGTTGGAGGAGGCTGTGTGATTAAAAAAATTGTTGTTTGTCTTTTGGAGGAGGAGGCTTTTAATATTTTTGATGTTGGTCTTTGAGGTGTTTTTGGTAATACTGTAGGATGGGGGTGGGTCGATTCTAATTCGGATGGGGCGTGGGGGGCTTGATTCTGGCTGATATTTTGTCATGTAAAATCTCTCATACCTACATAATTTTATAAAAAGTATTGCAAAAAGTATTGAGATATGATAAAATAAGTTAAATGATTGAGGAAAGTGAGGGTGATTGTAAGGGTAGTTCTAAGGACTGAGGATAGGTAGTTTAATAATGTGGAAATGTGGATAAGTTGAAATAATTTAAAAATATTTTGATATTTTGCTTGACAAAGTATTTAATATAATGTAGAATTAAGTTAAATAAAAAGAGAGAAAAAATCTCAAGTATAGAAAAGGAGTATTTCAAAATGAGAAGTAGTAAGTATGAAGATGGCTGTGTATTAAATTGTCTGTACTCTTTAATTAAGAGTACAGGCTATCAGGTTGGTAATAACAAATGTTTCATTGACTACTATGGTAATAAGTACCTAGTAGATAGAGAAGCAAGGTATTTTATAAAGATACCTTGGGAGTATAGTGGAGAGTTGGAGTTTAAGGATACAGACTCTCTTGATTCATATTATTATGATGAAAGATATGTTGTAAGAGATATGAGTAATTTTCCTCATGCAGGAAATGGTTATGTGTATACTGGAATTTGGTTTAAGCTGAATGATGATGAAATATATGATGCAGGGCAGAGGAAAGTAGCTCTGCATGTGTTACTTGGGAGTCTATATGACTTCCAGGATTTAGAAAGTTTAATCAATGCTGGTTTAGAGAATAACATTGATAAGATTGTTATTAATCATAAGGATAATAATCCTTTAAATAATAATAGAGACAATCTTGAATGGTGTTTCCAGCAGGATAATGTTATTCATAGTAGAGTCATTCAGAAGATTCATGCCCTGTGTAGGGATGAATTGAATGTTCCAAAGTATACTTATAATACTGGAATTAATAATAGATTAGCATTAACTGGAATTAATATTTCAGTTAAAGATATATTAGAGTTTAAGAAGTTAAAGGGAATCTACTGTAGTAATTTTAACTACAAAGAATTTATAAATTGGGTGTTTGAGAAACAGAATATAGTAGATAGAGTTTAAGGAGGATACAGATATGACAGATTATGAGAAAGTTAAGAATGAGTTTAGCGAGTTAAACATAGTTAAGAAACTGGACACTGAGGCTAAGGAAGCAGCATATGCTGCTTACCTTGCTGAAGCTAAAGGGTTAGAGACAGGTATTGACAAGCAATACCATGATTATATGATGGAGGCTGATAAGAGACCAGAGAGTTATGATGGTTTACTTAATAGTAAGAGTATACTAGAGCTTCAGGCTCTATATAATGTTCTTGACAAGGAAAAGATTGTTAAGAGATTAGTTATATTAGAACAAAAGAATAGAGAATTATGTAATCAAATTGATGGTTTAAAGCTGACCATCAAAATGATGAAGGCTGAGGGATATTCACGTAATAAAACAATGGGTAGACCTACAATTAAGTTTAATGATGATTGGATTAAGGACTTAGTTGAAGCAGGAATGAGCTGTACTGATATAGCTGCTGCATTTGGGTGTTCTAAGGTAACAATGAAGAGACATCTGTTAGACCTTATAAGAAACGGAGGAATTAAGGCTAATGAGGATATGTATAAGCAGTTAGGATTTTATAGTGTTAGTGGAAATTTAGTAGCTCCGGAGGTATGATATGAACAAGTTAGAAAAGATAAGTACCTCTAAGGTACAGAGGTTGAACCTATATTATCTTCGAAAGAAGATGGGTTTAACTACAAAGGAAGTTGCTGAAGCGTGTAATATGAATGTAGGCTACTATGGAAAGATTGAAAATGGCAGAGCAACTCCTTCACAAGAGCTGATGTATAGAATTGCAGCAGCTCTTCATGTTAATAAGAACATAGATAAGCTGTTTGAACTAACAATAGTAGAAAGTAATCTGGATGAAAGAGAGCTTGAGTTTTTAAACAAGCTTAAAGCTAAACCAGGTGGAGTCACCTTGAAAGATAAAGAGATACTTTGTGATTATCTTGGTTTATATAACTGGAGAGATAATAACAAGTAATAAAATTAAATAGCTGATTAGTATTCATTTTGAATCTCCTTTTAATTACTCTGGTATGTACTTATGTATATACCAGAGTATTTTGTTTTTATATACTATTGTATAAAAAACTTTAGCTGTGAGGAAAAGTTCCCAAATAGGAAATATTGATTTTATTTTAAATATATTGTAAAATAGAGGTTGTAGGAAACAAATGTTTTGTTAGGAGGGCATATAGAAATGGCTAAGGGTTTAGATGGACCTGCTTTTAGAAGTAAAAATAGTAAATATGCTCCATTATATACAGTAACTGGTACAGTGGAAGAGATTGATACAGATAAGTTTTTTGACTCAAGTGAGTTTCAAAACGTATCTCCTTTTGCTGAGAGATTAATAGAAGCTGAAGTTATAGATGACGTATGTAATTATATTAGATACTTAGCAATAAGAGGTAAGTCTCCTAAAGAGATGTATACCCTTGTTAAGGGTGAGTTCTCATGCTATTTAGGAAAATATAGATTTACTTATGAAGAGTTTATGTCTTGGTTCTTCAGTGGTATATATCCTAAATTAGCTCAGGCGTTTAATTGTAGAAAAGATAGAGTGCTAGGTAAACTAATAGAGCTTGGAATTAAAGTTGCTGAGACAAATACTGATAATGTTAAGAATGGTGATTTCATCATGGAGTTCTATGATTTTGTTGATAAGCTTGGAAATGATATTTCTATTCAGAACGCTACCAGTGTTATAAGTGAGGGAAATTATAGTAAGCAGACTATAAATACTATTAGCAGGTTATTTGCTGAAGCTAACAGGTTTAATGAGTAGTTAGACTACTGTATCTAAGATTTAGATACAGAGATATAATATAGGGTAAAGGGTATGGAAAAATGAAGTTAAGATGTTCATACAGTAAAAAGCAAATAAATACTATAGTAAATTTTGCTAAACAGAAGATGGTAGTTCATAGTGGACCATTTGGTGTTGGTAAGACTAAGTGTTTAGTTGAAGCTTTTGGTATATACTGTATGAGACTTCAGAGCTTAGGTACAGTAGGTTTAACTTTTATATTAGCAGGAAAAACACAACAGAGTGTTAAGAGAAACATGTGTAATGTTCTTGCTAAGAGCTTTGGTAAGAACTTTAGATACTTTAAAGGAAATAAAGATGGTCTTGATAGAGATGCTGTTCTATTTGGACAGAACATTTATATAATAGGATTTAATGATGCAAGCTCTAGAGAGAAATTCCAGGGTATATCTGATATAATGGGTATTCTTCATGATGAGTGTACTCTATGCAAACAAGAGCAATTTGATTATGCTATTGGTCGTTTACGTGGTGAAGTTAACGTAGAGGGTGATGATGGTATAGCAGATGGTGATGAATATATAGAGATTGATGAAGATACAATGGGTTTTGATGTTAATAAAGTAGCTTTACCTGAGGGAACAGTTACTATGTGGTATGTAGGTAGCTGTAACCCTGATGCTCCTAATCATTTTATTAAAAGATATATTGATGAAGGTATTCTTGAGAATATAAGGTGGTTTTGTGAAGATGCCATTTGGAAGGGCGCTAAAGAACAGTATGCTAGATTAAGAAAGCTATATAAGAATAATGTGGCATTCTTAAGTAGATATGTAAATGGTGAATGGACATCTGCAGATAGAATGGTTTATCCAATGTTTAATCCTAAGCAGCATATAATTAAAGCTGGTGATACTAAAATTAATTATATGCAGATGAAGAGGAATTTTATAGCTGTTGACTATGGTAGTGACCACCCAACTGCAATACTATTAATTAGTTTATCTTATGATGGAAGCTATATAATTAGTAAAGAAAAGAAACTTGAGAGAACAGCTGTTAGTGATATAGTTAAAGAGATAGCTAGTCTTATAGATTTTCTAGCAAGTGTTAATTGCGGGTATCATACAGTATATGTTGACCCAGCAGCTGCTACTTTAAAAGATGAATTAAGAAAGAATAATATAAAGTATCAAAATTCACTTAACAGTCATAAAGATGGTATAGACTATGTAAGAAACTGCTTTAGCTTATCATTGTTATATATATTCGATACTTGTGAGAATTTACTTGATGAAATATACAGTTATTCGTTTAAAGACAATAATAGTGGAGCAGATCAGGTAATTAAGATTAAAGATGATTTCTGTGATGCTATGAGATATGGAGTATATACAGATAGTGTTATAGGGAGTCAATTATGATTAATAATATAAATATAAGTTATGCAAAAGAAAAAAATTTATCATTATTAGATGATGATTCAGAAGTATGGGATGGTGAGCTACCATTTAAAGAAGGAAGTGTCTTTCCAAATGCTAAGTTGCAGGCTAGATTAGATAGATTAAAAACAGCTAAGCTATTATATGAAAATAGAGCTGATGAAATATATATTAACTTATTAAATGTTTATCCTGAGATTGACCCAACTACAGGTTGGCAGGTAAGAGAACTAATAAGTAATCTACCTTACTTTAAAAATAGTATTGATAGCTGGGTTGGTATTCTATGTAGTCATTTACCTAGTATAGACTTTAATGATGATAACTTAGATAGTAGAGTTGGTCAGGTAATAAGTGAGAGTAACTTTAATGAGTTTATTATAACAGAGATAGCAAATAGGTTCTTATATGATATAGGTGTTTATAAGATAGGTTATGACTTAAATGGAAAACCTGAGATACTTTATATAGAGCCTAAGAATGTTATTATATATAATAGTAAAAAGCATTATAACAATGTAGAGGTTGTAGTAGTATTTAATGAATATACAAAGGGCAATAAAGATTATGTTGAGTTTATTGAATATCATTATAATGGACTAATTGTTAGAAATGTATTTGAATATAATGATGGTACTCTTGGAAGAAGAATAGATGAACTTTATAAATCAGAGTATTGGATTGATGAAAGTGTTGGAATCTCTCCAATAGTATTATTTAAACATAATTGTATTGGAAATAAGATTTATGGAACATCTATGTTTGAATACTGGTCTCCTTCACTTATAACTGTAATGAGAGAATTACAGAATCTATTTAGATTAGGTGAGAAAGCTCGTGAGATGATAAGAAAGGTACCTGAAAGTGCTATAAAAAGAGATAATGTAACAGGTGGTTCAATGTTCTATAATAAAGGAACTGTTACATATCCAGATGGAGTTCAGCAGACTCCTAGTATAGAGTATATATTACCTGACTTACCTATTGAAAAAGCAATTCAGATTCTTGATAAAGCTATCAAGAATATAAGTATAGATACTAAATTAGGACCTGTATTTTTTGATATTGAAAAATTAGGAACTAACCTTTCAGCTAAAAGTATTGAGGCTGCTATGTATCCAACTAAGGTTGAGGGTAGTAGAATAATGTCTGAGGTTAAGACAAGTCTTGAAGATGTTATAGTCAGATTAGCTTGTCTAGCTAACTTAAGTATAGTACCAAGTGAGTTTAATATTATTTGGATGGATGGTTTCCCTAAGGATGTTAGAGAGTATACTGAAGCTATTCAGTTAAGATTAGGTGGTAAGCAGTCATTAAGTATTGAAGATGCTATAATGAAACTTGATGGTGTAACAAGTAAGGAAGCTCTTATAAAGGCTAGATACTTACAAGGATTAGATTATAGTAGTGTTATTTATGACAGTGAGGAAAGACTAAATACTAATGATGTAGATGAGACTGTTACAAATAATACTAATAAGGATGATGCTAGTGATACTACTGATAAGTTGAATAAAGATACTTATTGGGAAACTCAAGTACCTTTCCCAACTAACATATTAATGACTAAAGGTCTAAGGAGTAAAGATTTATGGATGTTAAGAAAATTAAGAAAAAGTCATTAGTAAATGAAGTTGAGACATCAGATACTGTTAAAGACATTGATATTATAAATAAATATACTTTAGAGAAGCTTAATGAGAATGATGTGTTTACTTATAAAGTTAAGCTTTGTGATAATGAAGTAGATAGAGTCTTTGATAAGATGTCTGATAAATTCTTAGAGGCATTTAAAGAAAAAGCTTCCAACTTAACTGGAATTACAGATCATGATTGGTCAAGTAATAATCAAGTAAGTAGATTATATGATACTGAAATAATAGTAGATGATACTAAGAAAAATAGTATTGGTGAGCCTTATAAATATGTTGTAGGTAAAGCATATACTCTAAAGAAGTTCGAGGATTATGTTAATAAAATTAGCGCTGGACTATTAAAAGAGTGTAGTGTTAGTTTTGAAAGTGTTGAGGACCATTGTAGTATATGTGGAGCATTAACTACTAAGGGTGATGATAATGTAGCTGTATGTCCTAATGGACATGTGATGGGTCAGATATATGATGATAAACTAGCATATAATAGTATTGATAGTTTAAATGATGTATTTGAATGGTCATTAGTAGCTGTACCTTGTCAAAGAGACAGTGGTATTATAAAAAAGAATTTAAGTAAAGGAGCAAGTAAGATGAAAAAGAGAACCTTTTTATTTAAGAAGCTGTTTAAATCTAAAGCCTTTGAGACTGATGAGAATAAAGAGCTTGCTGATGAGATTATTAAAGAATCTGAATCAGATGATGAAATTACTGAGGAAGATATTAATAAGCTTATTGATGAGAATCACAGACTTATATCTGAAAATGATGACCTTAAAGCTAAGGTTAAATCATTAGAAGAGGCTAAGGAATGTGATGCCAAGACAGCTATTGTAGAGAAGTACGTAGATAATATGGAACCTCTGACACCAACAGTTAAAGAGAATATTATGAAGGAACTGGACATTGATAGCTTAAGTTATGTTGATGGACAGATTCCTAATATTGATGAAGTGTTTAAGCCTATTGCTGATAAGTATAAGGGCTTATTCAAAGAGAAGAGCACTGATAAATCTATTGAAGCTAAGACTAAGGAAGTTAAGACTGATGATGTTAAAGCTAAGATAAATAAGAGTGCTATTTCATTCAGTATTAGTAACAAAGATGCAAATGTAGTTAAGAAAAAAGCATCTGGTATATCATTTAGTCATTAATAAAACTTAGAGGAGGATTTAGTTTATGGCTTTTACAGTGTATGACGGGATATTTGCTTATTCCAAGAGAGCAAACAGCGGCTTATATCTGAGCTGCAGAACATCTATTTTTAATAACCCTGACAATCAGATTTATACTCCAAAGGGTAAAAAGACTCTTGTAAGACAGTATAATGCTGGTAAGGCTGGTAATTATGACAAGAACAAGGGTTGGCTCCAGACTTACGGAAATGGTACTGGCATCGAGTGGAAAGAGTATGAAGCTCCTTTTGATAGAGCTAAGGTACTTAAGGTTGATGCTATGGACGAACTTCAGAGCTTTGGTGTTGGAATGACTCCAAGTATTGATCTCTTAAATGATGATTTCTTCAATAACCAGCTTCCTGGTGAGATTGATGCTGCTAATATAGCTCAGTTTTATAGTAGAATCCCTGATGCTAATAAGCATGGATCTGATGAGACTGATTATGGTACAGATGTAGATAGTATTTTAAATACTATTCTGACACTTGGAAATAATGTTTTCAACTCTGGTTATGCTGGAAAGACAGTACTCTTTGTAAGAAGTGCTGTTTATAAGAACTTACAGCAGGCTATCATCAAGAATTATGGTCTTGCAAGTGGTGTTCTTCTTAAGAATACTATGACTGTAAATATTGATTCAGAGTTTGGAAAGCTACTGTCAGATGGTGATGATACAATCTCTGTTCAGGTTGAGATTGAAGAGTTTGATAAGTTCTTTATTATTCAGATGCCTGATGATAGAATGTATAACTTAATCACTATGCTTGATGGTGTTTCAGTTGGACAGGAAGATGGTGGTTATGTACCTGATTCTGATGATCCTGACTTCGCTCTTGTAGATTTAATTGCTATTCCTTATGATTCAGCATTTACAAACATCAGACATAGCATTGATAACTTCCTTGTTCCTGGTTCTCTTCAGGATTTTGATTATAGTTCTATTGAACTTTTCAATACCAACAAGAGAATGTTTAAGAACATTCAGGTAAACAATGCAGGTATCAATCAGAAGGCTAATGCGTTTGAGTATGATATCCGTGTTATCTATGGTGGTGACATCTATGATAACAGACGTAGAAACTGCTTTGCAGTACTTCATACTGATAATAGTAAGACATATACTAATCTTACTATTGGGGCTCCTGATAATATAGTAGTTGATACTCCGGCTCAGCTAACAGTAACAGGTACATATGCTGATGGTCAGGATGATGTAACTGATAAGTGCTCATATGCTGTAGTAGATGGAACTGGAGCAGCTACAGTAACTAGTGCTGGAGTTGTAACTCCTACAGCTGCTGGAACATTTACAGTAGTAGTAGTTGGTCCTAATGGACTTACAGCCCAGAAGGCTCTTACAGCTACATCTGCTGGTTGATATAAAGTAAGGTTTAACAGGTGGGGTATTTAGGGGGAGATACCCCACCATTAATTAAAAAAATAGAAAGGATATAAATATGGCTAAGTTCCTAAAATTTAGTAATGGACCTGTTAGATTTTTAGTAAATGCTGATGATAAGAATAGAGTAGAAGAGTTAATTGGTTCCGGATTTAATGTAGTAAGAGATAAAGCAGGTAAGCCTGTTATTATAGACTCTAAGAAAGTAACAGTATCTGATAATCCTGAGGTAGATAAGATTTTAAATGAAATAGTTTAATCAGGAGGTTTTATATGGCTCTAGTGATAGGAAAGGACAGCTATGTTAGCTTAGAAGAAGCAGAGCTGTATATAAGTGAAAATTATATAAGTGGTAGTAAGGTAAGAGAAAAATGGAACTCTTTATCTAATGATGACAAGGAAGTCTTACTTAGAACATCATGTAGAGATTTGAATAACATTATATATGATGGACAAAAGCTTAAAGTTGGTCAACCCCTAGCATTTCCAAGGAAAATGAATAATCCAGTTGGAATAGCATTTGCTCTATATACAAGTCAGTTCATTGATAATGAATTGTATGACTCAAATGGTAGAAGTGATGGTCTTGAAGAAGCTAAGGGAGCTCAAATTGAAAATGCTTTATATCATGGATATATAGGTAATGCTGTTGAGGAGCAGGCTGGTGTGAATATAAAGGGATTAACAAGTAAGAAAGCTGGTCCTATAGCTGAGAGTTATGATATTAATAATAGATATAATAGACAGGCTCTTAGAGGTATTTATACAGATAAGGTTTATTCATTATTAAGAGATTGGATTTGTGATAGTCGCTTTAGCATATAACATTGGGGTTTTGTGAGATGGATGATAGAGAATTATTAAATAGGCATGAGCTTCAGATTGAATCTCTGCTTAAAGAGAGTGAGAAAATGGATAATGAAATTACTGATATCAATAAAACTCTGATAATATTATCTGAGAACATTGTTAAATTGGGGCAATTACAGTCTCAAATAGTTGAGCTAAGTAAGAAGCTATCAGACCAGGGAGAATCAATGCAAAAGCTTGAAAGTGATAGAAGATTAGCATATGCAAATACTTCTAATGAAATTAAGAATATAAACACTAGACTTGATTCTGGTATGGAGCATTTTAAGAGATTAGATACTAGCATAGAGAAGATTGAGAAGAATAGTAGTGAACAGTATAAAAAGATAGTTTACTGGTTTGCTGGTATTATAGGTACTATAGTTATTGGATATGTAGCAAGCAGGTTAGGGTTAAAGGTATGAGATATTATAATATAATCATAATATTAATATTAGTTATAGCACTAGGTTTTGTATTATATGTTGTAAGAAAGAAGAATGAAAACTTATTTAGACATATGGTACTGGCTTTAGTAATTAAAGCTGAGAAGTATTTAGGAAGTGGCACTGGAAGTCTTAAGTATGCTACTGTAGTAAGATGGATCTATGAAAAGATACCTTTAAGTATAAGATGTTTATTTACTCAAGATGATATAGATAATTTTATTGAATGGTCTGTTGACTATTTAAAGAATTATTTAAAAGATGGTCATATAAATTTGAGTGGATATGACGATGAGGTATTTTTAAAGAACAGTAATGATGTTTCCACCTCTAAGTAAAAATTAAAAAGTTTCCTGTAGTGTTGAAGGTAAGAGTAGTTTCGGGATATCTGTTATGAAAATTCTGGGGCTATTAAGGGATACAGTGGTGTAAAATTGTTGTATCTCTTAATGTTTCGGGGCTTCAAATTTGGTTGATTGATGAGAAAATAGTTGATAAAATAGAATATATGTTTGGTAAAAATTGAGATTTCTGAGTTTATGTATTTTCATGGAGGCTAGTTGATAAAATGGTATTAGAAGATTATATGGTTAATACTTGTGAAATAAAAAGAAAACTGGGTGTTGATGAAGATACTTTAACATTAGAGTGGGGTCCAGTAGAGACAGTTAAATGCTTCTATTATGGTGATGTTAAATATAAAAGAGAAAAAGAAGGCATGGCTTTTGTAGATGGGAAGCATTATTTATTAGTAGATACTGTTAATGTTGGAGATATTATAAATGGACAGACAGTTCAGATTGTAAATAATATTCCTGAATTTGATGGCAGAACTGTACTATATGATGTAATAACATGGGTTTAAGTTATGAGTTATAGGATTGATAAAGAATTTTATAGACAAATAGTTTATGATATAGCTGCTAAATCAGAACAAATACAGAGAATTATTCAGAGAAAAGTAGAACGGGCAGAGAGTAAATATAAAGATAAAGTTTATGAGATAACATCCATGTCTTGGTTAAAAAAGCATCGTGGAGTATTAGGGTATGTAGATGATGTTAAGGACTTAAACTTAAATTATGAAACTATAGCATATGAAATAGGAAAAAGAAGCTTATATTATTGTCCTATAGACACTGGTAAATTAAAGTCAAGCTTTTCTATAAAAAATCTTACTTATAAAGATGAAGATGATACTCTTTGGGAAGCATATTCAGTTAAGTATGACGGTCATATAGCACCTTATGCAGTATATGTTCATGCATTAGTAGATAAGTGGCACATACCTCCAACAAGAGCTAAATTCTTAGAAGATGCAGCTTTAGACGTTATAAATGCTAATAAAACTAAGTGGTTACGTAAAAAATTTTATATAGCAATATATATGATGTATAATGCATTCGGATCTGTAGGGTGTGTAGTAGCTGATTGGAATCAGGATATTGATAGTATATCAGATGATAATAAGGCATACTTGCTGTATAGTAATGTAGATATACTTAGAGGAAGGGAAGAAGAGAAAGAGCGAAGAGAAGAAGAGAAAGAGCGAAGAAGAGAGGAAAGAAAACAAGAGGCTAAGCGCTTAAGAGAAAAAAGAAAATACTTAAGTACTTTAGATGATGAGGCAGCTAAGCTTAGAGAATTAATGAAATCTAGCGAGGTATAGGTATGGAACAATATGTGTTATATCTAGTATTTAAAGATATACTTACTGATGATATAAATGAGCTTGGGTTTAAAATGTCATTCAATGATATTAATATAAAAGAGCATAAAGCTATTGGTTGTTATGTTCGTGGCGGAGTAATTAGTGACTATAGAGAGTTAAGCTCAGGCAGATATATAAATGTTAATAATAGAGTAACATTTAGAGTCAATAGTGGATTAAGTAAGGATGAATTACTTGATGGATTGAAGCTATTAAATAATATAAAATATAAAGTAGAAAGAATAGGTAACAGAGTTTACTATTTAAATTCATTGAACTTTAAACCTGAAAATGATAGGTTTGTAGAATGTGAAGATTCAACAGGTAGCTGTAAAGTATTAATAACTAAAGTAAGTTTACTGAGTGATGTACTTTTTCTAGGTAAAAATGAACAAGGATATTCTCAGTATGCTATAGATTTAACTGTAAACTATAAAGTATTGGAGGATTAACAGATGGATGAATATTTTACTCTAAGCAACTTTGGGGTGCATTACTTTTTAGAGGATTATACAAGCAATAATCCTATTCCTACAACTGGAACGAATGAGATGGATGGTGTTATAAGTTGTACCCTTGGTGAGGTAACTAAGGACATTAAGAGATATAAGACTCTTAATGGTAATGGTTGGGATACCATTGCTCCTTTAGGTCAGAGTCAGGGAGATGGTACTTTTGAGCTAGTACGTCTTGGCGAGGGAGATGCTTATGTTGGTACAGCTGGTACAAGTACTTATACTAAGCTGAAGAAGTGGTTTATGGATAGTGCTGCTGAGGGTGGTAGTGCAGCTCCTAAGGCTGTTGTAGAAGTGGTTCCTCGTGGAGATGGAACTTATGAAGGTACTGTCTATCATGTGATTCCAAATAAGTGGGGTGCAGGTAGAAAAGATACTGAGACTGGTCAGGAATATAACTTTACTGTAACTCCTTTTGGACCTCAGTATCCTGTAACAGTTACTCATACAGTATCTCAGGGTACTGAAACTTGGACATTTGCAGAGCCTTGATGAGGCAGTAAAATAGTATATTAAGAAATAAAATTTGTTTGAAGGGGGTTGTAAATTTAACAGGAGTTAAGTTTATAGCTCCCTTTTGTTTTAGGAGGAAACATGGAGAATAAAGAGTTAGAATTAAATAATGTAGAAGAGACAGAAGAGACAGAAGATAAGGACTATGGTCTTGAGCAATATGAAAAGGCTGAACAGCTTTTAGATAGCTTTAATTTAAAGTGGAGCTTTAGATCAATAGAGATTATAGTAAATAATTTTAAAGTTAGCTTAAATCAGTTACGTGGTTGTTTATTTGAAGTATCAGGAAAAGCTAAGTATGACATTGAGTTAGCAACTAAGATACTCATTATGGCTGGTTTAGTTAATAAAGATAAAAATGCAGATATGCAGAAGTTAGAAGATAGAGCATATGAAATAATGGATGAGTGGCGTGAGAATGTAGGAGCTGTTAGTCTTCTTCATTTGTTTATCATTAATGTGATGGAGAAGAAACATTTTTTTATGGGGGAGACAGAAGGTGGACTGATGTCTCAGATAGTAAAGAGAAACGTACAGCCAGAGATTTACTCAAAGCTAATGGGCGTGGAGGCAGAGACAAGAATAAATCAGATGAAAGCAATGATGTAATAAAGTGGATACATTCTGAATATAATGCTTGCTTAGAAGAACTAGATAATATACAAATTAGTTGTGTTTATTTGAATATAAACTATGATAGTTTATTAGATAAGGATATAAGATACTATAATAATTGTATTAGAGGCTGGCTTAAGAAGAGAGAGTTTATAATGAATGATAATGCTCATATAGGTCATATGCTTGCTGGAAAGATAGCACAGGCTGTATGGGGTAACAAGGATTTTAGCAAGCCAATAGATAAGGTAAGATTGACTAAGCAGAGTCGTAAAGAAAAGATACTAGAGACATTAAGAAATAAGGGTCTTATAGACTAAGACTCTTATTTCTAGAAGGGGGTTAAGTATTTATATGGCTGACAAAGTAGATAAAGAGTATACCAGTCTTAGAGTTCATATTAATCAGTTAAATAGGTTAGTTGGGGCATTCAGAAGAATGTCTGATATTATAGATAAAGATAATGAAAAGTTAGATAAATTTGATGAACAGGTAAATAGATTCAAAGACTATAAAAGAATGGTTGATGAGTTTAATTCATCTATTCGTGATTTAAAGGCATTTAAAGCTGGATTTAAAGTTCCAAGTATTAGTGGTACAGTAGCAACAAATAGTTTACCTTCAAATAGTACTGTAAATAGTAATAAGTTAGCAACAGATACCAAAAAGAACTCCAAGATAATAGAAGGAACATTTAGAGACTTAACTACTACTATAATAAAAGAGACAGATAAGATAAATAAAGAAGCTACTAACAAGTGGGCTAACTTAGGTAGTGTTATACTTGGACCTCTAACCAGACAGACAGAACTTGTTAATACAGGTATGAGTGTTCTTAAGAATGTATCTACTGCTGGTGGTGGACTTAGAGACTTAGTTAGATACAGAAAAATAATAAAAGACATTAAAGATAATGGTAAGCTTGATGATATAGCTTATGGAGCATCTGCTGTTAGTTCTGCTAAAAGTCTTGCAAGTGCAGCTGGTGGAGCTAGTGGGGCTAGTGCATTGTTATTTGTTGGAGCTAGTTTAGCTGCTGTAGTTGGTGGTTTATACGGTTTAGCTAAGGCAGGTAAATATGCTAATGATAGAATAACTCTTGTAAATCAAGCATTAACAAGTATGGGAGGCAGCATAAATAATGTTGGTGAGGCTGCTTTAAGAGCTAAGAATAATCAGATTGAATTTTCCAATAAGATTGATAATGACTTATATGCTCTTAGTATAAAATTAAATAAATTCTTTGATGGTTTAATGGCTAGAGCTGTAGACTTAACTAATGCAAGTGGAGTAGGAGAAGCTCCAGATAAAATATTTAGTACAGAGTCAGATGTATCAGTTAGAGCACAGGCTAGTGGGTTTACAGTTGGAAGTGCTAACAACTTAGCTGTAGGTACTTATAACTTAGCAAATAGCATAAAGGATCAATGGGGAGAGACTGCTTCTGATATAGCAGATAAATTAGCTAATGCTTGGTTAACAGGTAGCGATGCAGCTGCTAAATATGGTGCTGTATTAGATGATTTAACATTAAAAGGATATATGGCTTCTAAGGGAGTTGATATAGTTAATGTTGAAATAACTGATGCTATGGAACAATACTATAGATACCAGTTACTTGAGGAAGAACTTAGTACAAATAGTAGAGATGCTATGAGTCAGAATATTAAGGGCTGGAGAGAGTATGGTAATATCATAGATAAAACTAAGCAGAAGTTATTTGGGTTTGATGAAGTTATACAATTAGCTAGTTTTAACCCTGAGATACCTGATATAGCAGGTAGTGGTTTATTAGATCAGATTGATGATTTAAAGAACAAGCTAAATGAAGATAAGAATGATGAGTATGCTGGGCTTCCAGGTTTATTAGCTGACGCAGCTAATAAAATGGTTGAAGCTGCCAATCAAAATGCTAAAGCTGCTGCTGATGCTAAAGCTGCTGCTGAAAATGCTGAAGATGCAGCTAATAAAATAATGGATGCAACAGATAAGTATGAAAACTCAGCTAAAGATGAATTGGAAGCTGCTGAACAATCTACTGATGCAGCTAATAAAGATATAGAAGCTTCAGAACAAGCTAATGAAGCAGCTGAGAATAATATAGTTGCAGCTGAAAATAATATAGCAGCATCTGAGAATGATATAGTTGCAGCTGATACTAATATGATTGCTGCTAATAATAATACAACAGCATCTCAAAATGCTGTTAATGCTGCTAACACTAATTTAACAGCATCTCAAAATGCTATTGATGCAGCTAATCAATTTAATGATGACTTAAGTAATGTAGAAGCTTATTTAGCAGACTTGACTGGTATAGAGATGAGCACATTTACAGTAAGTAGTGCTGATGGTCATAATATAAATAAAGCTATGAGTGGTGAAGAGGCTCTTAGTAATGCTAGGAATTACCTTAGTAATAAAATTAGCTCTAATGCTAACTCTAATTCTAACTCTGGTTTCTTTGGGTTTACTATACCTGATTTAATATTAGAAGCAGGAGATTTTATAAATAGTTTTAAAAATCCAGAAACAGATAAATATGAATTTAGTCTACCTATGCTTGGAGATAAGCTTCTAGATTTTGGTATAAGTTCTGTTGTGAGTCCTGTAGAAGCTTTTAAGGCTGGTTTGAATGAGGGTAACAAGTATAATAAGGCATTAGGTGTATTATATGGTTTATTAAACACCGGAACATACTTTGTGGCGGAAGAAGCTGGAGATATGCTTAACTTAGGTAGTGTATTAAGTGACCTTGATAAATGGGATTCAGGTGAGAGTTATACTCTTCCTTCAGACCTTTTTGGTACAGCATCTAAGAATTTTGATAAAGAAGTATTAAATAAAATAACATCCAGTGGATTATTAAGTATGGACCCAAGTAAATTAGGTGGAGAAGGGCTACATATACCTCAGATGGCTACTGGTGGTATAGGTACTAAAGAGGGTTTAATTAGTGCCTTTGAGAATGATAAAGCTGAAGCTGTGATTCCTTTAGAGACACAAGCTGGTGTAGATTATCTTGCAAATGCAATGAGAGAAGCTGGTGGAATGACAGGAGCTGGAGGAAACAATATTGAAGTAAACTTAAATGTTGGTATGATGGTGGCTGATAATGAGGAGCAGATAGATAGATTAACAAGAATGATTTCAGACAAGTTAGGACAGTTAATTGAAGATAGGGGGTCATTAGATTATGGTAGTAACTAATATAGCAAAGTATACTATAAAGCATGTTAAAGATACAGGGGATCCAGTTGAGATCCCCGTATATCCTAGTAGTGTAGTTCCTTCTCATAACTTAATAAGTAAGAGCTGGAATAATATGTATGGAGAATTTCAGGATGTACCTGTAAATATAAAGTGTAAAGTAAATTGGGTGTTTGATGCTATAAGTGAAGATAAGCTAGAGAGTTTATATAGGAATCTGATATATAGTAAGATAGAGACATATAAGAGTAGATTCTTTGTAATTAATACTTTCTTTCCTGGTCTTGGATTTATTAGTGGAACATTCTATTTAGGAACTCCTACTAATTTTAAAAGCTTAGGTGCTAATTCTGATGATGGTAGTGTCAAGTGGTTCAGTTTAGAGCTGCATTGGATTGAGGTTGATGGTAACAGATTATTAGACCCTTCTAACAGTGTTTCTCAGTGAGGTAACATATGAGTATTTTAACAAATCATTTTTGGAATGGTGAATATTTAAAATGTATCATTAAGTTTGGAGATGGTACTGAATATGTAACTTATAATAACAATAACTTAAGTAATGCTAACTTTATTTATAAAGCTAGTTTTAGTTTAAAGGATGGTAATAATAGTGTTAATCCTTTAGGTATTAATGAGTCAAGTGTATTATATTTACAAGTCTATGATAAGAATGATTATCTTTCTCCTTTAAATACAGATTCTCCTTATTATGGTCAGATGCATCATGGTGTTGAGATTGATATGTTTATATCATATGATGGAAGCACATGGGATGACTATGGTGTTTGGTATGTAACTAATTGGTCTGGTAGTTTTAATACTGGTGGACATGGTATTGCTAATATAACATGTGAAGATAGATTAAACATATTAGGAAATATGGACATTCCTAAATTACCTGCTTATGCTGATGTATATAGTGGTAGTTTAATTAGAAGTGTGTTAACTAGCTGTGGTGTTGCTAATGAGGACATTATAATAGATGCTAGCTGTAATGTATGGATGTACTATGGTGTTTATAATGGTAAAAAGGTTAGAGATTTCTTAAATAATGTTTGTCAAGTTATAGAGGCTAGAATAATAGTTGATAGACATAATAAGATAAGAGTTATACCTTCTTTAGCATTAAAAGAAAACTATAATGAAATTGACCTTAATGGTTCTGAATTAGGTGGTCTCCAAAATAAAGTTACTAGGGCTTCTGAATATAATAGAATTGATATTAAATATTTGAATATCATTGATAAAGATAGAAAAGAACTATTTAGAAAAAAGATTAGTTTCAATAGTGGGTTTAATAGAAGTGATGAGATTAGATTTTATAGTAGGGCTTTAAGTGTTGAGAATATTGGGTTTGAGGGTGCTGGTTCTGAGAATATAGGTAATATAGATTTTACAGCTTATCAAAATGGTATAGTTATAGATGCTACTTGCAGTAGTGCTGTAACAGATGTAACAGTATTTGGATATGGTATAGTAGCTGATACTAAAGAAGAAATAATATCTGGTGATGTTAGAAATACTGGTGGAAAGACGTTTACGTTTAATACTAATCAGATGATGTCAAAAGATAATGCTAGTAGTTTATTAAGTAGTATCATTAATTATATAAATAATATAAAAAATCAAATAGCAGTTAATGGTACTATATTAACTCCTAAATTAGATATAGGAGACCTTGTAGTTATTGATAATACTAATAGTGTTTATGACGGTAGATATAGAGTTAGTAATATAGACATTAACTTTAGTAGTGATTATAATGTAGATTGTACTTTAGTTAGATTGGAGGCTTCTAATGACTAATGAAGTATCATATTTAACAGACAATGTTCTGATGGGGTTTAGTGAGTGGTCTCTACTGCAAGGAGCTAGTATTGTAGATAATAAGATTAGACTTGAAAGTGGAGGATATGCTAGTGTAGATTTGAATGACTTATATTTTTTAGGTCTTAACTCAAGTAGATATAGAAAACTTGTAATGAGATTAAGTACTACTATATTAGAGATATATAACTATAGAAATATAATTGAAGCTGTATTAGAGGGTGTTTATGTCAATAATGATGAGGTTGAAATACCTTTTAAATATAATGTATCTTTTACTAAATTAGATAACACTATAGGTACTATAAATTATCAGAGTAGAGAAATACCAATGCTTAGTTATAAATTAAAGAGCATGAGGTTATTAGTTATAAATCACTCTGATTATGATGTGGACTTAGTATCTTGTGAGATGTATCGTAGCCAAGATATAAGTACTGACCAGATTGGTGGAGCTATAGGTTGGGGTGTTGTATTAAATAAGGTAGAGGCTTATTTAGATGGTTGTAAACTGTATTTTGATGGTGCTGCTGAACCAACTAAACTCCAATGGCTGTGTGATGAACATGAAGTGTTTAATGGTGTTAAGGTTAATGATGAAAGAATCATTAGCTTTAGTAAGGTAAACAGTCCGTTGGATTAAACGGGCTGTTTAATTTTAATAATAAATAAGTACGTATGTTTGTTTTTATGTTTGGATTAAAATAAGTTTGGGTGTAAGGAAATGATTAGAAATTGAAGTAAACTAGTTTACCTTTGATTTTTAGGTGAGTTTAGCGGTTTGGATGAATATTTTATAGGGTAAGGGGTAAATGGGGGTAAATGGGGGTTTTAGAGTATTTATTTGAGATATAAGAATTTAATATTGACAAATAGAGAAAATTGTAATAATACTAATATATTATTATAAAATGAGAAACACTGAGATATATAAATGAGCAGTTAATAAAAACAGAGTATATTAAAATAAATAAGATGATTTAAATGTTTAACTATATGTTAATAATATAGAGGCTCCTGGCGGAGCCTCGCCTCTTCCTCCCACTTATTAAAAATATTTAGAAATTTTTAGACAGTAGTCTTGACAATTTGGAATTTTTTTGTTACAATATTCTTGTCACCCCGAAAGGTAATAGACGAGTGAGACAGACTTATGTAAGCAGAGATATAAATGAGATTAAACTCAATAAAAGTAATATAAAAAGACGTTGATATAAAGAGGATAAACTACTAAGATATAGAGAATATTCTCCTGTATTAAGAGGATAAATTCCAAGAGTAATAAGAGGAAAGTCTCCTGTATAAAGAGGATATTCTCCTTATATAGAGGCTAAGTTCCTCATATCTAAAGAGGAAATTCTCATGTATTAAGAGGATAAACTAAAATGAAGATAAGCACATATGACAAATATAAATGGTTCATCTTAGGAGCAAGCATAGCATCAGATGAATATTTCTGGAGAGGAAATGGAATAAAGAACAAGCATATCAAGCAAACACTGTCAGAAGATAGAAAAGTGTTGAGGCTAAGAGCAGAGAGTAATGAGGCTGAGGATAAATGAGAGTCATAAGCTAAGACATATAAGTTGGCATATGAGGCTGAGGCATAGAGAGGATGTAGCTAGAGGTTAGCTGAGTGTAGCAGAGAGTTAAGATATTTGAGGAATTGTGTTTATGTATGTTGGAGTTTAAGAGTTTAAATAGAGTGTTTAAGATAGGGTGTTTCCTCGCCTCTCCTCATTCTCCTAACATCTCCTCATTCTCCTAAAATTCCTTTTGGTAATGTTTCGAAAAGAGTATTAAGATTCTCCTTACGAGGGTTTAGTAATTTACGACAAAAGACATATCCAATGTATTTAAGTTTATGAGTTTAAATGATATAAAGAGAGGCAAGTACAGATGACAAGTTATACTCCTTACAGACCCAATATAACAGATGATGAATGGTATAACTTCATATGTGGGTTTATAGCAGGACTAAAATTAAGAAATAAAGACAATGGTTTCCATGAGACCAATCAGATTGTAGAAGATGTACCCATTGGAGAGGAACCTTCAGACATGGGCATAAGAATATTGCCTAATAAGTATGTGGGTTTAAGTGAGATTAGCAGTGTGTTAAGGATTCCTGTTTATTCTCATGATGTTAAGACAAGCTATGGAGCTTTTGATGTAACATTATCTGATGGAAATAATACAACAATAGAGGGAATAGAGGCTAGTGCAAGTTGGAATGGTAGTTTAACTTATAGACGTAACCCATCAAATCCTAGCATCTGGTATATAGAGGGTAGAAGTTTAAATAATACTAATGATTATGATAAGCCTATAGTATTATTTTATGTACTAGTAGGTTTAAATTTATCTGGAGAATATGAGGAAGGCAGAGAGATTGGGTTTATAGAAGGTTTAAGGACTACTGAGTATCCTCGAGGTTCTAGTCAATATACTTATATAAGTGAGCTTCTTAAATATGATAGTAATGGTAGTTTAAATATGATAGTACCAAGCAGTAGTATTAATAGCTGTTGGTTTATATTAAAGAACTTAAATAAGGATGGAAATGTAGTTTATAATAATAGCAGTAGTATTGGAGATAAAATACGTTTAAAGACAAGTGGTTTAGGAACTAAAGCTCAGACTCCAGATAACTATATTGTTAGTTTACCAGTTGCAGATGATGGTGTTACTACTAATTACTTTGAATTACCTCTTAAGATACTTATGGGTGAAGAAGAGAGAGGCAGAGGGGTAAGAATAAATCATGTAATAATAGAAATGACATTTATGAGAGAGGCATATGGATATGGTAATGGAGAGTTATGCTGTAGTGATTATTTAAGTTTAAGTTTAATAGTAAATAAGAATGGTTGGAGCTGGACATCAGAAGTTACCTATGGAGAGAATAAGGTTTGGTATCTAAGGTTAGTTGGAGATTCATTAAATGAAAGTTATGATGTTTATGAGGATACAGAAGTATTAGGTATTGGACTTAGAGGATTAGCTTGTCCTTATTGGTATGGATTCTATTATTATGGAGCTACACTTGAGGGAAAAGATAGCTCTAATAATGATTATAGAAACTATCATGGAAGTGGATATAAGTTTATAAATAATACTAACTATAACCAAATAACTCATTATCCTAGCAAAGAGGAGGTAGCTAAAATAAGTACTGATACTCCTTATGTAACATTTAGTGGAAATGTTTATAGTGTTACAGAACAAGACATAGAAATGAGTGTATTAGGAGTTTATAGAGACTCTGAGGGAAACTTAAAGGAAGTTGAGTTTAAGAGTGGACCTATACATGTAGTAGCAGGTGATAATAAGATAGAAACTAATATAGCATTAGACAGTGGTGTTGAAGTAGAGACTAATAGCGGATTAACAGTGAAGAGTCAATATGCAGTTACAGTTAAGGCTGGTAGTGAGTTTAATGTTGATGCTGGTGTAGGACAGTATAAAGCATCTGATGAGAAAGATAATGACAGTGAAGATAGAGTAAGAGTTAATGATATATTTGAGTTTATACTAGAGCAAGGAAGCAATACTTATAATGAGGACTTTGTTGAAGAGGCAGAGATTAGAGATAATATTAATGTAGTTTATGAGGCTGGTAGTCAAGAGTATAATGAGGATATAGTAGAAGAGGCTGAGATAAGAGATAATTATGATGTAGTTTATGAGAAAGGCAGTCAGACTTATAATGAAGAGACTGTTGAAGAGACAGAGATTAGAGATGATATTAATGTAGTTTATGAACAAGGTCCTACTGTATATAATAAAGAATATACAGATGAGATAGAAATGAGAGACAATTATAATATAACTTATGAGCAAGGACCTAGTGTTTATAGCAGAGAAATAGTAGATAATATAAATATAAATGATGTAAATGAGATTGTTTATGAGCAAGGACAAGCATCAGAAGATAATATAGAGGACATAACTGGTGGAAAGGGTATAACCAGTAAAGTTAATATAAGTGACATAGTTGAGGTTAATAAAGAAGGCATTTAGAGAGGAGCAGTTAGAATGAGTAAAGCAAATAAGTTAGAGGCTGGTAGTGGGTTTAAGGTTAAAGGCTTTGTAGAGTTAGAGCTGGTAAAGAATAATGGTAGAGAACATTATAAATATTATAATGCTCTTAGTGATGGGTTTAAAGCTGCTATACTGACATCTAGTATAGGTAAGTTTATGTATGGAAGAGGCAGATTGTTTGGACAGAAAGCTCTTCTTAATCCTATGTTTTATAATTATAGCCAGAACTATGATTGCTTTGGACCTACTAATATAACTAATGTGTTAATGAATCAGAATAGTTTAAGTGGAGTTCCAAGTGTAGTTCCTAATGCATTGAAGGGAACAGATTTAAGTTTAAATGTACTTAATGTTCCTGGATATGCTAATACAAGAAGAAATGCTGTAGGTAATAATGGTATTAACATGGATGATGATGTTGATGCTAATGCAGTAGCAAATAAGACCATTATAAATAAGTATAAGTATGAAACAGGAGTAGGAACAGGTACTATAACTCATATAGGAATGTGTGTAGGATCTCCTGATGAAACAAGAGGATTAAGAGTTTATAGATTCTTAGATGATATAACTATACAGGAGGGTGGTAGTTTTAATCGTAGTTCTTATATTTGTCCACCTGGTTGTGGTGGTTTAAGTAATAATGAGATATTTATAAATTATACTAATGAGAATGGAAGCACTCATAAGGTTAACTTAGAGACAGGTGTTATTGATGATAACCCTACTGGTTATAAAGTGATAGAGAGTAGTTATTTCTCAAAGGCCAGTGATACAATAGTAATTGGAGATTATATTTATGCTGTAAGCAATTATAATGTTTATGTATTTGATAAAGCTACCTGTGCTTATATAAGAGACTTCTATATTGGTGGCAATCAGTATGGAAAGCAGTTATTCTATTATGATTCTACTAGTGAGAGATTGTTTGTAACATGTTGTAATAGAGGTGATACTACAACTCCTTGTATGACAGAGTTAGTAAAGGGAAGCTATAGTTATTATGGTACTAAGGGTACTGATTATACTGATTATAGTGAGTTAGAGACATTAGGATTAGGATTTAGTGTAGATAGTGAGAGTTATACTATTAAGAGTTTTGGAGATAATAAGGTAGGTTTATGTGATACATTATATGGAAATAGACCTGACTATGATTGCAATACTATGTTAGTAGTAGGTAAGCAGACAGATAGTAATAATAACTTAGTATGTTATGATTGTATTCCTAGTTTATTTAAGTTAAATAGCTTCATTTGGTATGATGAGACTAATGATAATTATTATGTGTTTGATTTTTGGGATAATGCTAGACTTCTTATTGATGATACAGCAGCTAGTATACAGGTCAATCCATTAAATTATACTCAGTATAAGTTAGATGGTGTGACAGCAAATTTAACTTATCAGATTGGATGGACATATAGTAAGAAGAGTGATTGCTGTCAGTTATTAAGTATAGCAGAGTTAAGCACTCCAATTAATAAGGGTGCTAATGATGTATTATATGTAAGCTATGGATATGAGATAGTTTAAGGATAAGAGGCACAGAGTAAGAATAAGATATACTGGATATAGTAAAATATATCCAGTATATAATTATTTACTTGACAAATGAGAGTTTATTTGATATAATAGTAGAAAAGGTTGGGAAAATTGATTAAAAAGAGGCATTTTTAAGTGTTTTGGTAGGTTTTCGAAAAGAAAACTAAGAGCATAAGTAGGATTTTTGGTAATTTACAACAAAAAGAGAGGCTAGTTAGAAAATGTTTTGGTAGGTTTTCGAAAAATGACTTGAAATGCTCACAACGAGGTATTAGTAATTTAAAACAAAAGAAGAGACTAGTGAGAAAGTGTTTTGGTAGGTTTTCGAAGGAAAAACAAAGAACATAAGCAAGATTTTTAGTAATAATTAACAAAAAAGAGTAACATATAAGGTTTTAGGAGGGTAACAATGAATAATATTGGCTATTGTTTAATAGGAAGTGCTAGACATGATGAGAATGGCAAGTATGCAGGTGGACTTCCTGGAGATCAGACTGGTACAGAAGTAACTTTTCAGAAATATTATGACCATAAAAAGGGATGGGTGACATTAAGGTGTATAGATGAGGCTAAAGCTGAGATGATAGCTCAGAATATGGAGTGGGGTTGTGCTAATAATAAGGTAGGATACAGTCAGAATGATAATCAGAGTTTATGGAGAGAAGCAAGTAAAATAAACTTTGACATAAGCAAGCTTGTAACTCCTGTAAATACTGATTGTGCTAGATTAGTAAGGGTTTGTATAGCATATGCAGGCATACCTATTGATGATTTCTATACAGGTAACTTAAAGCAGACTCTATTAAATAGTGGTTGGTTTAAAGAGGTTAAAGGAAGCTTACCAGGTTGTTTAAAACGTGGAGATATACTTGTAACTAAGACAAAAGGGCATACAGTTATAGCTTTAACTAATGGAGATGGAAGTTATCCTAATGATGAAGAGAAATATAACATAGTTCATAAGGTAAAAGCTAGTGAAACTGAAGTTAAACCTGTAGAAGAGAAAAAAACTGAGGAAAATAAGAGTTCTGATGTATTAGATTTTAAACCATACTTTGTAAGAATTAACACAGCATTAAATGTTAGAAAATATGCTGATGCTAAGAGTGATATTAAGGGTGTTTTAAAGGCTGGTGAAGTTTATACTATTATTAATGAGCATGTAGATACTAGACGAGTAAAATGGGGCTGGTTAAAGAGTAAGATAGGCTGGATTAACTTAAGTTTTACAACTAGATTATCATAAGGAGCTATAAATAAGTATGTTCTATAAGTTAAAGGGTGGTAATTTTAAGATTGAAGTAGTAACAGTTGATAGAGATTATGTTTATTATAAGAATTGTGGTTGCTATGGTATAGAAATGATGACATTAGACTACTTAAATAGGCATTATGAGATAATTAACAAGACAACTGTGTTATAATTGAATAAGCATTGATATAAGAATAAACCTCTAATTAAAATTAGGGGTTTATTTTTGTTTATTTAAGTATTTTGAGGTGAGATTTTGTGTTTCAATAGGAAGAAAGAGCTATTTATCAACATATTGTGGTATTGAATTTGAAAATTATCAATATATTGTGGTTAAAATATTTTTGAGATTTTTGTAAATTTTTGTTGCAAATTATTTTGATTGGTGTATAATGAAAGTATAAAAATTAAAGAAAAGGAGATTTGAATTAGTTTATGTTGTATCGTGAGCCTAAAATTGACAGGCAGGTTGTGAAAACTTTTGTAACTGATGTATTAAAAGGAAAAGCATATAATGCAAAAAGTTATCTTAGTGATAATTTTGTATTTCCTTATGTAGAAATGAGGAGGCTGATTAATGAGTATAGGTATCAGCATGATATAAGCAAGTTTGATGCTGATGACATTGATAATTTAACTGAAACATTTGCTACATCATTGGGCATATATAGAAAATATAGTATTAGAGAGTATAATAGATACTTCTGGGTTATAAGTGAGATACTGAATCATATAGAGGGTCCAATTAGAATGAGTAGGGAAGCTTATAGTAAAGATTACAATGAATGTATAAAGAACTACTATAAAAAAGTAGGTTAATATTAAAAAGGAGAGAGACTATGAGAATTATTTCTAACAATAATGGAAAAATGATGATTAATGAGGTTGTTATTACTGAGAATGGTGTGCAGGTTGTAGGCAGATTTGAGAATAAGGAGGCAAATAATATGAATACAGAGACAGAAGTTAAGAATGATAAGGCTATGAGTAAGAAAGAAGCTCTGGCTAATAGAATTTTAGCAGAGCGTAGAGTTGTACTTGGGCAAGTTGGTGGATTAGCAATAGATATGTTAATGTTTATTAGTAAAGAGCAGGATAATATAAAAGAATACTTTGCAAATAAAGGGTTTAATCCTGATGCAAGCATGGACATGTGTGTTCAGTACCTTAACAGTGTTGTTGAGATTGATAGCACTAGTATTGATACTGAGATGCTTCAGGTTGTGAGAGATGCTTATGATAAAAAGTGTCTTTGGGGTGATTGCGGAGTAACACAGACTTGTACTAAAGTCTGTGTAAATAAAATTCATACTCTTAGAGATAAAATTGTGGACATAATAGATAGACATAAGGAACTCTTGGATGAATTAAGTAACACTGAATTTAGGGGTTGGGCAGTGTTGATAAAGTGTCGTATGGATATTGAGAGAGAGCAGGTAATTTGGATGTGTGACAAGTTAGAAAATTTCATTTGGGAGGTTTAAGTTATGATTGGAGCTGAGATACTTGCTGAAGCTATAGTATTTATAGTTAAAGCATTTATATGTATTTATGGTTCAGTATTATTGCTGGGTATTATATGCTGGATCTTGAATAAAATAGAATTTTAACAGGAGGTTTAAGTTATGTTACGTAAGGATGAGATTAAGGTACAGAAGAAGAAATTCACAATCAATAGAGTTAATTATGTAGACGGTGAGATATTGGTAAGTCTTTCAACTTGGTTGTGGAATCATTGGAAGAGTAATGATAACTCATTTGGTATAATAAATATACTACAGGATAATTATAAAAAGTATTATAAAAACACAATGATCTGGGAGGGTTATCTTAGTGACGTGTTGGGTTCATTATTAGAAACTGCTAGATTAAATAAGGAACAGTTAAAGAAATTAAATATAACTAAGAGTGATTTTGGTTGGATAGTTTATTTATTAGATAATATACCATATGAACTGGAGGTGACAGAGATGATTAAGAGTATCTTCAATGTAATGTGGAATGACATTTAAGGGAGGAGGTGATCATTAAAATATATCTAGAAAGGCTGTGATTAAAATGTTTTAATTAAGTTGGAGGCTTTAGTATTTAACTAAAGCCTCTTTTATTTTGTGTTTATGCTGTGTATATTTTAATAAAAATAGAACAAATGTTTATTTATGATTTTTGTATTTATATAGGAAGAAAAAATATTTTGAATTTTTTTGAATTTTTTGTTGACAAATTTTGTGAGATTGATGTATAGTGTATTTAGAAATTAAAAAATGTTTTGGAGGTGGTTGAAAAATATTTAAAAATGTTGTTGACAAATATTTGTGGTTGGTGTAGTATTTAATTAAATTAAAATAATTTTTGAGGAGGTTCATTATGAACGAAATGATTAAGTTTAGTAGTAACAATAGTTTATTTGGTGGTTCTAATAAGATTGATATAAGAACCATTAATCAGCTGGATGCTTCTGATTATAATGTTATGGGCATTATATTGTCTCATAATGCTCTAATGAGATCACTTGATGCAAATACTGATTTTGGTGTACTGTTTAAGGAATTTGAGAAAGCTATTAATAGTATAAAGGATCAGATTAATATTAAGGATCAAATTATTAATTTTAATGTTCAGCATATTATATCCCAAACCAGAAGTATTTTGGATTATTTTGCGCATGGGCATTATGATATTGCTACCTCTTTAGCTAAAGAGGTGGCTCATGATATAACAATAATGAGCAATATAATAATTGATAATTCTCTTCTGGGTAAAAAAAGATATAATAATTTTATGAGCGACCTGGTCCGTAATGAAAGTAGGCTATTCTTTAAAAATATGAATACGCATTCAGATCATGTCCTAACATATAATGAATGTTGGGATCAGATTGACGATGAGGACTGTGCTGTAATTAAGAACAGCAGATCATGCTGTTCTATGAATATATTCTGCAATGAATATTGTGGACCATTATATATTCATAATGAGGACTTTGGTGTCGGAGGCATCATTATGTGCGAGTATGAGCAACAGCTCTATTGTGCTATGGCTCATAGATTTGGCACAATTACAGAGGATGATTATACTGGAGCTGTAAAATTTGTTCCTGACAATAGTTATAATTCAGATCTTATTTCTAATATAACTACAGCTGTTGAATTAAATAACCTGAACTGTGTTATTAAGACGGTCTTTGACTTTGTAGTATATAATGACGAGTGTGATGATGCTGTGGCTGAAAATGACGACGAGTATTATGATTAATGTGCAGTATATTTTGTGGGGTCTGGCTTTGTGCTGGGCCCTATTTTTATGTTTAATGTTGTTATAAATAGGCTGTATAATTAATAAGGATCTGGCTTTGTGCCGGGTCCTTTTTATTATATTTATGTTCTTATGATTAAATATATAATATTGTTTGTTTTATGTTATGTATAATTGTGTTTAATGTTGTTTTGTTTATGTTCTTATAAATATATAATGTTTTTGTTTTGTATTATGTTCTGTATATAATATATAATGTTCTGTATATAATATATAATGTTCTGTATATAATATATAATGTTCTGTATATAATATATAATGTTCTGTATATTATAATAGTATAAAATAGAACAAATGTTTAATGTTGTTTTTGTATTTATATAGGAAGAAAGTGATATATAACTATATGTTGTGGTTGTAAAATTAAAAAATATCAATATATTGTGGTTAAAAAATATTTTAATTTTTTTGTATTTTGTTCTTGACGTGGTGGTTGGTGGGGTGTATAGTATTAAATATAAAAAATGTTTTGGAAAATGATTAGAAAAAAATTAGAAAAAAATGAAAAATAACTTGACAAATGAAAATGAAAAATGTATAGTGTATTTAGAAATTAAAAAATGTTTTGGAAA